TTCCGGTTGTTGATATAACAGCTTGAAACCTGCTTTTACAAGAGTCTAAAGTTTTACCGCAATAATCTACTCTTTCCCAGTATCTACTTTTATTTACGGGTACTTTATCCTCAATAGCTTCGTGACCGAGAATACATCTCCATATAGCGCCGTTATGCCTCACATAGTCGTTGTTTAAGGTGTACGTGTTATCTACTTGATATGTTTCTCCAATCTCCCAGTCTTCCCATACTCGTATAATTTTCCAAAATTCAGTACTGTCTCCTGGTACATAAGTATTTGCTCCAATCTCGGATCTATAATATATGCCATCCTTTTGAACGACTTGATCGACTCCATAGTTACCGGAACCACTAAACCCACTAGCTACTCTTGTTACATATGATTTTGATACTAGAGGCTCATCATAAATATTAAAGTATATTTCAATTGCACCTGCCTCACCCACAGTCTTATTATCTATTCTCCAAGTACACCCACCCTTCTTAGCCCTTGATTGGCCTTGGTATACCCAAGGACAAAACTTTCCTATAACTACTCTTGCAGGTATCTGAATATTTTCTAAGTCATAAGGAGTTGCTAGCTCAAATTTTATATATTTATTATTCTCTTCCGCTATCCTATCTATATAGTAGCTCTGTCTAGGTAATTCTACATTACTTGTACCTGGCTGTCCTATTAAATACTTTTCTAGTGTTTGCCTCTTAACTAATTTTAACCCTACTAAATCTTTGAATTTTAAGTATCTGCCCGTTTCTTGCTCAATACCATTTGTGAAGACGTGCTCAACATTAGCAATAGTTAACACTGGCCTGTTTGAGGCTCCATCGCTGGTAACACTTAGTCCATCCATTTCTACAGGAATTGCACTATAAGTATTAATTATTCTAGGGTTGCTTTCATTATAAAACTGAAGTTCCAGCAGAGAGTAGTCTACTCCTGGATGAAAACAGAAAGGGTCCTCAGGATCATTAGGGTCTAAGTAGAGCTCATACAAATCAACTATACCTGTATTGATTTCTGTACTTTGAGCGTCTGTTGCTATTATATTTGACATACTATTCCTTTTATTTTAAAGCAGTAGAACCGGGGACGTTATCAAACGTACCACCACCTCCGGAACTTGTAGTTGTAACTTTAGGTGGGGCAATACTAATTGTTCCAATAATACTTAGTATATTTTCAACCCATATTGCAGAATCAAACACTACACTATCACTAAATTTTATACTACGACTTGTAGTCCCTGCATAGGGTTCTAAGGGCCATGTGTACTCTACCTGATTATTTGTATTAGTTATATTGACTGTATAGCCAGTTGGTTTAGTTATTAAAGAAGCGGAAGCAGCAGATTTAGATCTAGATATATCCGTAATTACTTCGGGGCTTTTACTTATTTGCCTAAATGCATTGCCACCACTAGATATTAAGCTAGTAAGGTCTAAAGAACTAGATCCCTCTGAGTCCCATTTAACATTCTTACCGCCGAGTGTGTCATATATTGGAAAACCTCCAGCAGTGCCAGTCTGCTGCATTAGAGTACATACAGCATATCCATTTGTCAAAAACCAAATTTTTAAAAATAAATTTCCATAATTAGAGTCCGCTGGCAAATTAAACGATAAATTTAAATTTACTAATTTTCTAGCACTAGGGGCTGAAGTTCCCGACATTAAGGTAGTTATAGATTTTTGAGGAGTTATTAAATCGGACGTATGATATAATTTAATAGTACCACCTAAATTGTCTATGGCAAGGCCGGGTGCGCTAAAACTATATACAAATTTTCTGTTAAAATTTAAAGGATACTGAGTACCCTCTGCTACACTATTGGGGGATTGATTGTAAGTAGTAGGTACATTAGTAGTATTATTAAATTCTATTAACCAATCTTTATCAGCACCGCCAAGAGTTCGTGCAATGGCAGTACTTCCTACCATTTTACCATTCTCATACCGGTGTACATCCACAGTTTTTCCTACTTCATTCGGAGGATTTCTAATGAACACTTGAAACCCTAAATTGATTTCTTCATTTAGAATAGTGGTTCCAAAAGAGTTCACTTCACTAACAGGTAAAAAAGTACCAATAACAGAGGGCACTGCAGGAGTTTTAGTAATAATAAATGACTTAACCATATAAGCAGCTGCTGGATTCAGCGGATCCCATATTTTTACGGATATAGATTGATCTTCACTAGGGGCATTTAAAATACTTAAATTATATGGATTTGTACTGTTATTAAAATAAAAAACTTGCTCGTTTCTTTCAGTTCCTACTACTATGGTAGCGGGTGAGTCGTAAGTAGGACACCCCCCTCCAAATATAGTAGTAAGTATAGAGTCATCCCCGACAGCCTTTAGACCTAGTCTTAATGAAGTGCCTGCAGGTATATCTTTGTACTTCAGATCTAAAGCTGCATTAATCGGAAGCGCCTGTCTGAAAGGGTAGACTACTTCTCCGTCCTTAAAGCTAGAAACATATCCATTAGTAGAGGTACCCGGAATTGTAGTAATAGGGTTGTAATTAGTAAATACGAAATCAACATAGTAAAGCTTTTCGGGAGCAGGGGCAGGTAGATTTACTTCAGGTAGAGGTGTAATTGTTATAACTTGAGAAGCAACAATACTGCCAGATAGAGTAACATTTAAAGTAAAGGTCTGGTCCGTCGAATCCACATCGTCACGAAGAGTTGGTCCTGTAATTACTGCATCCCCGCTCTCATTAGTTGTAAAAGTTCCTTCTGTAGCAGCAATATTATAGTCATTAGTGGTAGCAGTTCCCTGGACAAGAGACCAGGCGAAACTAGTATCAGCTTGATTAGAAATAAAATCTAATACTGCCGTTTCGCCTTCATATAAGCTGTTTGAAGTACCTTCTATTATATTTCTAAGTGAAAGAGCGTAAGTAGGGGCAGGAACTGAGGCTCCTTCTAACTGTGCTGTTATTACTCCCGTATCAATATTCAAAACATCTGCCTTTTCTCTGATATTTAAATTAAAGGCTTCGGAATTTGGTCCAACATTATCCGCTAAGCTTGATGTAAACGTAACAGTAATATCTTGATTAAAGTCAACATATTGGCTAATAGCTGTTACAGGATCAGAAACTACAGTTATAGAAGGATCATCAATAGTCGACTCAAAATAAACCTCAAATTCACTACTGTTTAGCCCCAAATTATTATTAATCCAAGTTCCTTCCTGATTATAGATGAAGTCACCTACTAAACTATCACTAAGCCCATAAGTTCCATCAGATTTTAAGTGAAATACTACAGATTGATTGGTTGGAGATTGCGTTGAAAAAGTTAATGTAGGCGCGGTAAGCTCAAGAGCAAATATATCAATATCAATACTTGCACTCGGAAAATCTGTAAGTGTAAAAGTTAATACTGCTGGAAGTGCTACAATCAAGGGATCATCAATAGTTATAGTAATAGAGCCTTGGTTGCCTACTATTACAAAATCTGTGTAATCTCCTTCTACCGTGTATTCAGTAACTCCTGAAATATCAAATGCTACATAAGACCCATCAGGAACATTCAAGGATAGTAATGTAAAAGTAATAGCTTCTCCCGCCACAGCCTCAGCTTTATTGGATAATAGAGTATACTGTCCTTGAGAAAATTCTGTGAGGTCTTGATATATTTCGTCATCATTAAATTGTGTAGTTACTATTTTTTGAAATGTACATGCCAAACTTGCAACCTTTTTATTTACATAGGTAACATTATACTTTTCGCATACTACAGGAACACCTCTAGCTCCTTCAGTATTACTAGTATCTTTTACATAAAGAAGAAAAGATTCCACCCCATTTTTAAAGTCAAAAAAGTCTATTAAATCTGAAATTTCAGCGTAGCTTCTATTTGAAAAAGTAGCAGTATAGATCTCTTCTATAATATTTATACCATCAGGAACTCGTTCTTCATATGTGCCTCCATAGCTAACACTACGTACGCGCTGCTTGACAGCAGCTCTAATGCCTCTGTCATATCGCACATATCTGGTAGTACCCTGTGCTTCTCCTATATTTATACCAAGTTCTTGGGCCATCTTATCCTAGTCCTACATATGAGTCTGTGATATACGTTTCGGCTACGTAAGGTTGTATATCTATAAATAATGGTAATTCATCTACTTGTATTAATTGTGCAGTTAAAGTCCCTATTGTATTGGTAGTCCACTCTATTGAATAGTCCTTACATATACATGATATGACTTTTTCACTTGTTTCAGAGATTGGAACCCTATA